GAAAGATATTCGGGGCCCTCTCCCGTTGCGCTGGCAATGTCGACCAGACTTTTTGCAGGTGCGATGACATTGATGCCATCGCCTGTTTTAAAAAAGTCCTTTATACTCATATTTATTCAACCCTAAATTTAAACACATGGGCCTGTTCCTTATAAAGTCCGTTGGGTAATTTATAAAGGAATTTTACACCATACATATAGTCCTTCTCTAAAAGTGAAATTCCAAGGTCAAAATAATTCCCTGATGCATCAAACGAAAGCCTGGTATGGTTAAGAGATCCAGTACCGTATCTGATAACGTCTGTCTCATCAATTGTTCTAATAACTTTAAAGTATGCATCTTCTATAATTACATTCTGAGGATCTGATTTGGCTTTTGTGTATATGTTCGGGCTCCAGTCTTTTTCCCTAACAAACAACCGAAATCTTGCCTCCTCGTCGCGAGAATAAACACTCTTAAGATTTGTGATCGCCGTGACATAATTAGGACTTGGATTATAATCCGTTGATTTAAATGTATTTACAGTTATCTTTGAGCCAGTATGGTACTCAGTAGGAGTGGTGCCACTATGCCAAACAGGGAAAACCGTCGTCGTCGCTGAACTTGTGTATGCAAACGAAGCCGAATAAGTTCCAGTAGTCACATACGAACCCGTGATATTTAAGTCATCATCAGTAACAACGCCACCACCAATTGGCAATGTGTGTTTTAATGTAGAGGGGGTGCTGTTGTCAGTGGAGCCTGAGTAGACGCTGACCATTATTTTACCCTTACCTATACCTGGTATATCTCTCAGCTGGCCTCGTATGTTGTTGTACAAATAAATGGTATTGAGATTTTCTGTTGCTGTTACTAACGAACTACTAAGATAAAAATTGCCGGCATCATCCTTATTAGAAGAATTCCAGCGGGCTTCTATTACTGGTCTCTTGAACCAAAATTCCGTTCCCCTTGCAAAAAACTTCTTTGTGTAATAGGAGCGCTTGGCGGTCTCATAGGAACTCGGATATTTAATGATCACACCATAGTTTGCCTTTGCACCAAGAATAGCATCGTCTATCGGGGATATAGCCGTTGAGGAGGAGAGCCACTGCTCAACAAGAGGCGAAATATTAACTTCGAGGTCCTCTACGCCCGTGCTGAAAGAAGCGGTGAAGGAAGACGACGGATCGTCCCAATAGTCACCGCCATCAGTAGTCCAGTCCACAGAACCACTGGCCGCTCTCTCCCAGTTAGCACCAGTATCATCATATGTTAAATCGGTGAAATTTTCCATATCCAAACCAGTGCCCTCTTCCCAGGAGCGAGAGACAGCCATAACATGTAAATCGAAACTATTTGGAAGAGTCTGGCCGTGACGAGCATTATACAATCTCAAATAAAAATCGACGCTGCCGCTGTCCGGAATTGTACCACTGGCGCGGTGGGCTGCTATATCAGTGATCGGAAACTTTGTTAATATTCTGGCACCTTCTGTCGATGCGCTGGCGGCTTGGGCATAAATTGTGAAAACTTCCGAGACATCCGAAGCACCCATGTTGGACCCTGTTCCGCGAGTTGATAAGTTTGCCTTATAAGCATTCGTTATTGTAGTGTCGGCATTAGCCACATATCTTTTAATAGCCATTATCTAACTGCCCCCTTAAGATCCTTCGAAGGGTGTTTTAATTCAAATATTGCATTCTCCGGACAAAACAAAACCCTATCATCAGCTGAAGTGAATCTCTTAATATTATATGGCACAGAAGAGTAACCAGCAAGAGTAATGTTCTTGACATCAACATCGGTCGTATCAGATACGCCTGGTACCTTGTTTAAGGCATTATAGATGTCCGATATAATCAAGTTCTCCCCAATGTCCATTTTTACAGTAAAGAGATCCCTCAAAGCAGCAATGGCGTTCCTTAACACAACGTGTTTATTACTATTAATATTGGCTATGATCTCAAAATCAATTCCTAAATTTATGATATTGGCATCCAAAATATCGATTGTATCGTTTATCATCCGATTTTTATTAATCCAAATCTTTAAATTTTCTTTTAAAGTGTTAGTTGCTGGTGTAAGCTGTCCATTTCTTAGATTTGAAATAATATACAAATTCAAATTTCTCTTAAAGGAATTTTTGTCTTGTAGGATATTGCACCTCTTAATGGCTCCGAACTTTGCCGGCATCATGTAAACAAGAGCTTTGTAATCATCTCTAGTTACAGATCTGTTCTGGGCTGCGTGTACATCATAAATCCTTGTTTTCAATTCTTCCACAGTGGGTATCGAAACGTCACCAGTAATCGGATTCTCATTTTCCACTTCTAAAGAGGCCACCACCTTATTTACTTTACCAGTGGTCAACAGTGGGCGATTTTTAAATCTAAATTTTGGATCGACAGCCTGTACTATGGTACCTGCAGATGCATTAGCATCAGCAGCTGAGTTCCTCCTATATACAATTCTCAAAGTTGTATTTGAAGGAGTTACACCCAACTTATCCGTCTCATTTAATTTGGAAGGATCGAAAGAAAGATCTCCAATGTAATCCCTCCCATGTACATCTAGTATAACGTCGGCTGGATCTACAAGAGGATTGTCAGTCAAAGTGCTCTCTGAACCATATCCAAACTGCAAAAACGTATTATTCCTCTCTAACAACGTTGTAAATCTCCTGGGAACAATAACTGGCTTCATGACTTTCGGCACCAAGGAGGAATCATCATTAGGATTTAAATATTCTCTATAAACAACGTTTTGAGATAGGTAATCAACCTCAAAATATTCTCTGCCCTCAGAATCAAAAACGGAAATAACCTCAGTAATGTTGCTACCGGGAAGGCTTATCTTTCTGAATTTTTCATAGTTGCCAACCTGCCGAGTAGTCGCCATGACCTCGCCAGATTTGATGCGGCCGAACGCTTTAATGGCATAATCAATAGGGTTACCAGTTGTCTGATTAACGGTAGCTACAATAGTTTCATTTTCTGCTAGTGAGAAGTCTATATCCTCCATCAATGTAAAGATGTTCCCCTCATTACTAGCAAACACACTACCCCTTCTTAAGATTGGAATGTAGTTTGTGTCGGGGCCCAAGCCCTCGGCCGTTGCTGGCACAACGACATAACAAGAGAGTTCTCCAAAAGAGGCATTTGATCTCTTATATTTATAACCCATCTGGCGGCCGAGCCTAAGAACGTTGTTGAATTCAACTGCGGAATCTAAAAAGGTTTCATTTGCCTGATAATCTAGATAAAACGAAAGAATATCTCCAACATAAGAAACAGTATCAATCATTAGCGAACCGAAAGAGGCTTCGCTGAAATCCTTGTATGTTTCTGGATAATATCTCTTGGTATATTCTAGCAAATCCTTCCTTATTGAGGAAAAATCCCTACTAGTATACTTTATCGTTGGTTTTATCTTTGGCATTTCATCTTATCCCCTATCTTTAAATGTTCATGTTCCATTCCATATCAAATGACAGACTACCCGCTATCCTTAGCGGAGTAACAAAAAAATCTACACTAACAGTAAGTATCTGAGTCGGATCTATTCTTCCTTCGGGTTTCTGAAAATTGATTGCCCTAATCTGAATATAGGGAAGATAATTGCTTGTTTGTGCGCGAATGTTGGCCTCTATCCTTCCATAGGTTCCAGGAGTGTTCTGCTCAAACAAGTACCTCTTCAATCCCACTCCAAATTCAGGATCCATCATTCTTTCACCAGGGCTGGTTAAGATTAACATCTTGAGATTCTGACGGGCCAGTTCCTCAAAAGATTTAATTAATCCATATCCATCTCTTCTGTCCCTTCGGAGAGGGAGTCTTGGTGCTAATCCTGCCATTTAATTTTCTCCATCGCCAGGAGGCCTGCCAATTACGAAATCCGAGGCCTCGTCGGACCATGTTACCCACTCCCTTCCATTTGGAAAAAGCTGATTTATATTCGATTCTTTGAGCATTCCCATGTTTCCAGCAACCAGCAAAGGATCGTTATAGACATAAGTATCTACGCTTTCAAGAGAATAGAAAAGAGACTTGAATAGTTTTTTAACTGTATCAAATGTATTATCCAACTTCCTTCCACCTGTAACAGAGAATAACGTTTCAATATAAATAGTCATTATCGACAATATTTTTTTAAGCGGGAAACAGTGTTCGAACAAAAGTTTAAATCTGTCGTTATTAAGCATCTTTATAATCAATTCGTCCTTGTACTCGTCAAAGTTCGGAATGGAGAAAACATAGCGTTCAAGCGGCTCCGACAACACACTGACCAGAGGGAAAGGATACGTCCATCGATAAGTGGGGACTTCTGCCTCTATAAATATGTCAGTCTGCCCTACGGGAGTTGTCGCGATATTCTCAAACCTCTCTAAAATACGAAAAGCTCGTAAATCGTCTGTGAGGGTGTAGACCTGGTCGAGGAGTTCTTCTCGGGCTTCGACGTCGTCGGCTGCCAATATTCGTGCCATTTGTGCTGCAGCGATGGTCTCTGGATCTACATTTGTGTGTGTGTGCCCATTTGCCTCCTGAACAACGCCCCCAATAACTTCATGCTCATGGTCTTCGGCGGAGCCTCTCAGGAGTCGGAAATCGCTTGTCCAACCGTTACCATGCTCGTCCAGAGGATCCAGATATATATAATGTTCGTGTTTATTGTTGGGAGTGGTTAATCTAAATGCATGTTCGCCTTCAACTTCTGCAAGGTCCAAACTCGCCGCGGCAGGATCAGCAAAGCGAGCAATAAAACTCTGATCGTGATTTTTTAGCGCGTTCTCAAATTCTGCCGCAGTTCCATCCTGTTCCACTTTGGAATCAAGCTCTGGCATGTATACCATTCTCAAGCCAAACTTTACTTGTCGAAACGACCCCTTATCATCTTGAGAAAAATCTCTAAATTCTGGAATCGAGACAATCTTTTGCTTGCCTTCTTCATCTATGTATTGAACATATTTTTCTAACAAAAGGCCGCCGTCGTCGAAAGTTTCCAGGCCTGGTCTGAGGTGGCTTGAAAAAGCCTGGAACTCCTCGCTTGCTATTCGTTCTCTGGCTCTCTCAGATTTTAATACTTCAAATCTATCTTCATATATGTAATCTCTATCAGCAAAAGCGGGGACCACTTCTCCTTCAGGGAGAACGACCTTTCTAGGCACATCGAATATGCCGTCTGTCTTTCCTGGGATTGACGACATCCTTTCTATTAGAAGCTCACGTATTGGCTTTTTGCCGCCTTTCTTAAAGATGTCTAGTTGTAACATCTGGCCGAGCATTTTTTGCGCTGTCTTTTTGACGAGATATTCTAGAGTTTCGTCTGGAGAGGCTATCGTGGGATCTTTTAAAACGGCTCCAGTATATGGATCTTCTAATGGTGAAGGGGCGTTTCGCCACTTCTCTTTATAAACAGCCATAGAATACTTCTCCACGTTCTCATATTGACCCGGGAAAAATGGGTCATTTTTCAAACAACCCTCTCTTATTTTCAATTTCACATGATCAATAAAAGCTTTGTCAACAATATCTTCGGCGCGGAAGGTATCAAAAACAGGAAGAGTTTTCAAGATTATTTCTATAACGTGCAGCCTAACAAAAGCCTCCACGGCACTCTCCAACATTGTTACCTTCATTGCAGTTGTCGGAGGTTCACCTTCGGCTGGCACGTGTGCCTTATATCTCTTTTTAGCCTCTTCTTTGAGATCGTCTAAAAACATCAAAGTGGTTGAGGTTTTCCCTCGACGATCACTAGCAGGTTCTAATTTCCAATTCATTATTCGCTCAACAGGAGTATCTAATATTTTTGACTCTATCAGTTCATCCGTAACCATCTTCATGACGTCAGCCATGGTTCTATAATAAGAGGCGTTCTCTAAATATCGCCTGGCGGGTTCAAGGTCCATCCCTTCTATGTTTTCTTTCAAATACTGCAATGCAGTGCTTGCAAATACCGCGGACGGATTAACAGTCTGTGATGTTCCATCCTCATCAAGAGTTCTGTTCAAAATTTCTGGTACATTTGCGCCAGTATATTGTACCAGATCTGTGGTTTGTGTAGATTTCATTTCCACTATAGATGAAACCTGATATGGGACATAGTTGGGGGCAGGATATTTCAAAGAGTGCTCATAACTGTCTGCGGCCGACAATCTTTCAAGCGTCCAGATGACGTTTCTCTGAGGGTCGTGTGGCGGCGTTACGAGATAAAGTGGTAAGCTAAAATCCAGGGCATTGGCGCGAGAACGCCGGCGGGAGCGGGGAGGGTCCGAAACAAAATCAGCATTCTGCAATATTAATTTTATTGTTTGTAAAAAGCTTGTTTCTAGCTCACTAGGTGCAATAGGGACGGCACCCAAAGGTTCTGTAAACATATCTGTTGTCTTATACATTTCATAAATAGCTTTTGAGCCACTCTTAAAACTCATCCCTTGTAGAAAACCAGAGGGCCCATGTAGGGCTTGCCAGAAAGACATGCCAATAGTATGAAACATCAAATTAAATGTTTTTTCCATCATGTAATCTACTGTAGGCATATTGTCCATGGCTGCCATGTAGTCTGCTGCGGGGACCCCATCAAAGGCGCCACCAGGATTACCTAAAAGCAGTTTTGAAGCATCAAAGCAGGTACGGGCAGCCTGTTTCTGGGCTTCGACCGCAATCTGTTCTGGGGTTAAAGAATCGCCATATTGTGCGCGTAATAACTCCTCAAATCTTTCTTGTCTTGAACTGGGACCAGGAGCAACGGGGCCCTTTTCCCCAGCCTCCCCTTTACCCGCGGTTAGATCTTTTATAACTTCTGGATCTGCATGCTGGCCGATGTGAAACATGAAGTCCTGTACACCAGGCACCTCTTCAAGCCTATCGGACATCCCCTGCCTTAAGGCAGCATATCTTGGCTCAGATATGATACCCCTAGCAGTTTGAAGCACAACATCGTTAGGTTTACCAGTTAACAAGGATTCCAACTCAGTAGCAGTTGTTACTTCCATTATCTCACCTAAAACGTTGTGTAGATCTCCGCCTAGGCCGTCAAGCGATGTTCCTGTTGGAAAGCATGAAAACGTTCGAACAATCTCGTCCATCTTGTCTTCAATTTTTTGCCCAAAAGCCTCAATCTCATCAGTGCTGGGGAGACCTAGGACTCTCAGAATGGCATCGTCTGTATCCATAGCTTCGAGCCTCTTATAAAAGGCTTCGCCATAATTGTAAGCGTCTTTGGCTGTTTGGATAACATTTCCAATATTCCAAGCTGAATCCGCGCAGCCGCAAACATTGGCAGCGGGAATGGTGAAATCGAGAATCGGACGCAGGAGTTCGATAATCACCATGATTATGAGATCCAAAATCAGATCTTCTATGAATACTATTATTTTCGGCATAACCCAATCTACGAAATCGACCGTAGAAAAATCTGGGAGATCTGGGAGACTGGGAATGTCGAAATCAGAATTAAGTAAGTCTTCAAGCCATGGGTTACAGATTTGCTCGATCGCTTTGTCTGTCGAGATTACTTTGGCTAAATCCCCCAGTAGCTCGCCAACCGTATCTCCATTGTATTTTTGGGGAAACCTGGTTTCCTTCCATCCATATAAAGTCTCTAATTGAGTTATATATACCCCCACAACTTCAGCTTGGAGTCGAATAATATCATTAACATATGACAGCCCCATATCAGGGATAAGTTCAAGCATGCTCAATGCTGCAGCGGGCAGTTGGTCCTTCAACCCATATGGAAGTAAATCAATAACAGATCTTCGCGAAGATGTGTCTGCTAATTTGATGCCAGAATCTAACTGAAAACATACTTGTTCAATTGTGGTGTCGATCGCACCAGGAGTATAAGTGGCGTACTCAGTGACGTGCGTAAGTTCAACCCTGTAATCTTCATCACTCACTTCCATGTCTCTCTTTTGCACCCCAGCCGCGACGGGGGCACCCTGGGTTTCCAGCATCTCATTCATTTCTCGATAAAACTTCCTCAGAAGAAACTCGTGACCAACAAAGACGCAGACGCCTAGGCCATCAGCCCCAACATTCGGCACGAACTTAAAGAGATCTGGATCCGAGGGGAGCGGTTCGGCGTCCTGAAACCCAGTATCTGCTGGGTTCGGTGTAAAACAATCAGTGACCGTTCCTCCGTTTCGGGCGGCTGTGGCCCGGGCGTCTTCTCGGGCTGTGGCATCTTTACCTGGAGCTATTAATAGAAGTGCTTCGAACACTCTATTGTGCATGTTTATTATGCCTTTATGGAATTCTCCAGCAGCACAAGTTATCAAATCTCCAAAATTCGGTAGACTACCTATAACCAGAGAAGTAGCCAATTTGATCAATACGTTGGTATTTATTTTAGATATCAGTTCTGCATAGAGAGTTTCGATCGGTGCATCCCCTTCTCCTACTGATCTAATCAAATTCGGCATCCTGCCAAATATGTCATCACCAACAAAATGGTTCGCGGCCGTTGCAGCCAGGGCGCCTGCGCGTTGGAAGTCGAGAGAGAAAATTTGTTCGTCTTCTCGCATGAATTCGTCTACTGTCGTATAGTAGGTTTCTGCTTCTGCATATGCTCCCTCGGCCCAGTCCCATGCGTCCATCGCCCAATTACCAACAGCTTCGGGTGTAGCTTTCTTGGGGAGGTAATCACCAAGATCGAAATCTCGAACAGACTGATCAAATCGGTCGACGGCCGCGGAGACTGAACCGATTGTGCCACGTATAGATTCTGCAGGATTTATTGTGAGACAATCAGGCGTATATTCCATAACATATTCTGTCAATGTCGTCGCCGGAAGCAGAATAGGATCAGTGTTCGTCTCCCGCAGTTCTGCGTCTCGGGCCATATCAAAAATTCTCGAAATATAGTTGACTGTTCTGAAATAACTAGACGGGCCCTCATTACGGAAGGAATCAATCCCAACACACATTGGTCTAGTATTGAACAAGACATACGCAACCCTATTGTCGTTCCTGATACCAAACGTCAGCTTTTCTTCAGAAGCTACGTCAAATTGCAGACAGTTGTCTCGCATCAACTTCTTTACTCTTGCGGGGAAGCCGCGGAGGCGATCGGCCTCAAAAGCTAAGTTGACACCTCTTATGTTTGTACACTCATTTGACCTACTATACCTATCCAATGCAGCTGATACTGTTTTCACATTATCCATCAACTCTTTTGGAGTGAGAGTTA